ACCGCTGTCACCGCGTTAACCATCGTGGCACGGGTACAGGCTGACCGGTATAGCCCGCTTGCCCGATAGTGGCAAGCAAGCCGTCCATCAGGCTAGCGGTATCTTTTTTAGTCAGCGCCAGCACTTTGCCCATGGCCTCGACTGCCGACTGTGGCGAGCCTTCAACTTTGTCATCGTGCGCGGTTTTCATCTTTTCCAGCACTTCATCGAATGACTCACGGCTAGCGTATGCGGCGGTCACGTCCCGCATCTGAAGCGCCAGCGCATGATTATCCGCATCCTTCGCTTCATCAGTCAGCAGGCCCCACGTATCAGCATCGCCACGCGCCCCAGTGATGTGAGACTTGCGGGTGCGCTTTTCGGTTTGCATCCCATTGAGGCAGGCCAGCGTCCAGAACATTTGGTACACGTTGACGCTACCGCAACCGACTTCGCTGTTACTCATGCCAATGCCGAGCGCCATGATGTCGCCAACCGCCGCGCCCTCGCCAGTAATGACCGCTGACTTCAGGCGGAGGTACAGGCGCTTGTCAGTCACCGTCCCGTTTACCACTTGCCACTGGGCATCGCTTTCCATCAGTTCCGGCAGGGCTGACTTCAACAGGTGCACGTTATCAAACGTTTTGAATTTGTCGCTGACAAATGCCCGCGCCGTGCCTGCGTTATCAGTGTGCTGGAATGAGCGGATCATTCGCACCGCCGGTTCCTTCTGCCAGATAGCGTTAATCAGGCCATCGAATTCAGTGGAGTAATCCTGCTGAAGGCGGCGAGCAGTCCGGACATCAATACCGGCCCTCTGGCTGATCTGATCAAACGCCACATCATTAGCGGACAGGATCTGAGTCGGTGCCCCACCCGTCTGCTCCATGATGATCTGACTGACTTTGCTACCGTCACCCGCATCACCGGTCATGAGTTGAAGCTGATTAGTCGGGGCCAGAAAGTCCTGCGATCTGGCGGCTTGGTCCTGTACCTGTTGAAGCAGGCGGGTCAGGGTGTTGTCTGAATTTTCAATCGTATGTTGCATGGTATATCTCCCAAAGCTCGCGGCAGGATTGCCGCACCTGTGATATTACGGGTTGTTACCCGCAGATGCAACGCTCTTTTTAAAATTTCTTTAGGCATAAAAAACCCCGCCGAAGCGGGGTTAATGTTTAGCTGATGAAAATTTTAGCTGTTTTACCGATGTCCTGACCCATTGACCAAACCGAATCGTCATAGAAATAGCTGTAGGTGCTGTCGTTCACAAGCACTCGGAATCGCCCTGTTTCAGCAGATCCCTCTAACTCAGCTTCCACTGAAATTTGCGGTTCAAAATGTTCGCGAACCCCAAACCCCCCGTCGTCGCTTTTTACTGTGGTGTATGACACGCACACGGTTTGACCTATCAATTGACCTAAAGCCGAAGTTACAGACTCTTGGCCATCCCGCTCAGTGTTCAGTAAAAACGGTGCAGTAAAATTTTCCATTGCTTTTCTCCCAAAGTGAAAATGAATTGTTTTTGAGAAGTTGCCATCCGATAGCGGACTCGCGTCTCGGTGCTAGGCCAGCGATGTTAAAGAACGGTCACGCCGCTTGGGCCTGACCCGAGTATTTTACCACACGGGTTTTTTGGAATTGCCGAAAAACGGCTAAAACAAAGGGTTTCGGGAAGGGCGGTCTAGCAATTATGCGGGTTTCTGGGACGTGAAAAAAAAGCTTGACAAAGAAAAGCCGCCCGGAGGCGGCTGTCTGTTTTGAGGCAGAGAAGAGCCTAAATCAGACGCTTAAAATCAATGGACGGAAAGGCTCCAACCTGCGGCTCACCGACTTCGGTGAAGCCTTCAATGTGGTTCAGGATGTCGCACAGTTCCTCCACGTCCCAAATGACCTTGTGGCTGACGAAAGGCACACCATCGTCTTCCTTCAGCCACGTGTCTCGGGCAAACCGTCGGGCTTTGTCTTCAGCCACAAACCACCGGCACTTTTCTCCGGACTCCACGGTCCATAATGTAATTAGGCTCATGATCATACCCCTTGACTGTCGCAATCTTGGGGCGGCTTGCCTGTGGATTTTTTTCGCGGTTTCTCGGTAAGTTGAGGTGACATGTATGGCTTGCCGCTGAAACGCAACTCAATTCCAAGCAGGCGCATCTTGTCGGTGTAACTGTTTTCCTCCCACCCACAGTTAAAGGGGCTATCAGGTTTAAGCGAATCCGTAGGTTTTAACCCGTTCATCTCTGCCAGCAACTCATAAAAATCCTTGCCGCCGAAGACGCCATACCCCCCATACTCATCCTCAACCCACTGGTTACCTTTATCATCAACCATATAGACCCTAAAGGTAGGCCTCTCTGAGATTACGCACTTTATCGACCGGCGCGTGTCGTTTGTTTTCCAACTAAACATTCCCATCACGTTTTCTCCCAATACCGGGCAACATTGCCCATCAACACTATATGCGGGTCAGCGCATATATGCAATAGTAGTCAGCACCTGTCGATAAGAAACGGGATAGCTGAAGTGTTTATCCGGGGTAGCTCGCAGGCCCTCTAGCTTTACGTCTACTGCCCGTTCACCACGGTACAGGAAGACCTCATGCCCGGTAGCACTGGTCAGCTTCACGGCTATCCAGACACTGCCCCGCGCGTGTTTGGTTAGGAAAGCGACTTGATGGGCAGAGATGTTGACGCTCATGTTGGCTGTGGTCTTCAGTTCAACCATGTGCCAATCGCCCCGACTGTCCATGATCAGGACATCCGGCACACCCAAGGTGGCTCTAGATTCTAAACGCGTGGCTGACCAATCAGGGAAGTTGTCCCTCATCGCTTTCTTCAGAGACTGCCAGAAACTGGCTTCACGTTGTTTCTTTGGCTTCGCCTTTACTTCCAAAATATCGGTCATTACCGGTTAACTCTTCAAAGTCCAAACGCTGTAACGGAGTCATGTACGCCCGCTTCGTATAAATCATGGGAGTCTTGTCTTCGTTAACTAGATCCCATCTCTCTGAGCCAAACCAGAGTCTTCCGAGAAAATTAATCAGGAACATCTTGTACCTCTTCTGCGAGACGCTCACGTGCCCGCTTTCTGTTGCCCGCTTCCTCTGCTCCCGCATCATGGGTCAAGGGGGCATAGGTCTGCTTCAGTTCGTTCAAAGCTTTCATGACCTCTTCCTTGCTCATCTGGTCAATCGTGCCGTGACGGATTTCGGTCTTGTTGACGTAGATGTCGCCCTGCGCCTGACCCCTACGGTATTCCGCCTGCACTGCCGCACTAAACGCTCCGCTCTCCAAAGCCGCATCCCGAATGACTTGCAGATCACGGAGGTGCCGCTGGTATTCCACGCCGTATTTCTGGTCAAGCTCCTGCCGATACTCTCGGATGGCTCTACAAACATGAGGAGAAATGCGGGGATTGGTCAATTCAGAAGCCCGGACATGAGCCGACTTCTCGGGGTAACCGGCATTGATTGCCGCTTCGCGCATGGTGATCTGCCCGTCTTTCGCTACAAGCTCTCGTACAAACAGTTCCTGCCTACGATTCAGACGCTTTTCTGCTAGCGGGGGTCGGTTTGTCTGCTGACGCTTCGCTTCGGGCAAAGCCGCCGCTTTGGTGTCCAAAACATTGGCGTATCTATTCTTAGCCACAAGGCCTCCGTATCCGAGTAATTTGCGATAACTTAACTTAAAAAGCCTAATCTATATAGTATTTCTACAGAAAAACAAAAATATTTTTTTCAAAACTCAGAAGCCCCTATAGACATAGCTTGATTAAGCTCTCTGAACAACCATAAATGTAACGACGTAACCTTGGCGTAACCACAAAAGTCCAGCGTTTATGCGGCCTTCAGGCCCGAGTTACGCCGGTTACGCCGGTTACGCCATTTTTCAATTTTATTTTTTATTTTTTTATTTCTCTGGGAAAACACTATATAGAAAGGCGTTTTAAGAGCTTTGGTCCGTGGGCCATGCAACGTAGTCCGTGAGAATCACATGACAGCCGTCACGCAATTCGTCTGCGGCACAATCCCAAAGGAGATGACCTTCATATCCTTGGCTGAGTAATATTTTCCAAGCGAGCAAAGCATCTGTGTCGCTTCCTTCACGGCCATTACCTACCCAATACATGTACCAGCCTTCTTTATCCTCTTGGGGTACTCTGAGGTGTAGGTGTTCGTCATATTCCTTCACACCTTCGGAGGACCGCAGGACTTCAAAACGAAGCGGTTTCTCCCAGAAAAAAGCGGTGGTGCTGGTATGCACCAAAAAATTGAAGTCGTCCATGTCGAAGGACAGGGTGCACTTGTCGGTTTCTTCAAGGACTTTGAGCAGTACGGTGGCTTCCATCACGATAGTCTCTCTTCTAGGGGCTGTACGAGCCGGTAGATATTACCTTCATAGGTCGTTTGCCGGGGTCCTACGAAGCTGGGTTTGACGTAAATCTTTTGTTGGTACTGGGGGTGGTGCCTGAACCGTGGGTGGTTCAGCGTCTTCCAGTGGCCTCTGCGCCGGTGTGGCTTGGGTGAAGCGTGGGTACCGGTCCCTTCTTTCTGCGTGGTGGGCATCCGGTCAAGGAAGAGAATGTGTGGCCCGCTGGCCGTGAGCCATGGTCGGTTTTTATGCAGGGAGCTTTTCTTCGGGGTTTTGGTCTTGGTCTTAGTGGGCACTGCTTCGACAATGTGCTTATCGCCGTACTTTGCATATAACCA